AGATGTTGATTGAGATTAAACCTTCTCGTCAATTAGGTAAACCTAAACCTCCTAAAAGGAAAACAAAATCATATATGCGTGAGAGTTTTGAGTATGTTAAAAATCAAGCGAAATGGCAAGCAGCAACAAAATATGCTGATGATAATGGTGCTGTGTTTAAGATAATTACTGAAAAAGATTTAGGTATTAAATATTAAATCCAAGTGCTATCGCTGTTGTTGTTTCTTATATACTTAAATGAAGTATCTGGTTCGTGGTCTATGAAACCTGACACCGTAGTTCCTGATTGATTTTGACTAGTTATATTTGAGTTATTATTTACTTGAATAACACTTTTGTTTAATTCTTTTAAATGTTCTGCTTCTAATTCTTTTAATACCTTTGATGTGTCACCGTCTTCTGTTGTCTGACCTACAACTTCTTTTTTCTTCTGGAAGAATTTCTTACCTCCACCTCGTGTCCGTTGTTTTGATACAGGTTTTTCTGACATATCTTGGTCTGATTCTAGTGGTACTATATCCACCTTTTCAGTTTCAAATTTTCTCATTCTACCTTTTGGTTTTATTTTTGTTTTACCTGCGTCTTGTTTGGACTCCCACTCATCATACATTTTACTGCCTTCTTCTTCACCGTGTTTCTTAATGTAGAGTTGTTTTAATTCTCCTCTTGATTCATCTGCTTTGCTTTCAATTGTTTTCTCAACCTCATCATCATCACCAAGTCCAAGTTTCTTACCTAACCAAGAGTTCCTAAACCAATCACCAATCTTTTTAAAGAAACCTGTTATTGCATCCCATACCTTTTGTATTGGTTCTATTAGAAATCCTAACTTCTCTATAACAAATTGAATGGCAGCGATAATCGCTATTATCTTCAATGCAATTAGTAGTCTAAAAGTTCTAAACATAGTACCTATATTTTTAAACACTCTTGCTATTGTCTTCATTGGAGCACCAAGAAAACCTTTAAACTGTTTACCTATAACCTTGCCTATATTTTTAACTCCACCAAATACTTCAGAAATAGTATCAGGTATAATCATAAATGCCTCTTTTAATTCAGCAATTTTACCAAACCCTTGTTGATCTGTTCCACCTGTGTCTGCTGTTTTACCAATTTTAGAATTAACTATATCAACTTCTTCTTGTAAATTGTCATTTGCTTTTTCTCTAGTATCTATTTCTTGTTGTAATTCGTTTCTATTTTTTTTTGTTAAAGTACCTTGTTTCTCTAAACTATTAATTCTTTCAATTCTTTCTTGTATCTCTTCCTTATTAGTTTCAATAGATTGATTACTAATTTCTCTTTCCTTTTCATATTTTTTAACTTCTAGGTTTGTTAGGTATCTAATACCATCACCTCTATCATTAATCTCTGCTTTGATACCTTCTGTTCTTAACTCGTGTAATTTTTGTTGTAATTTTTCCTGACTGCCTCTATATTCATCAACCGTATCTGCTAATTCTTCGTTGTATTGTCTTAAATTAATACCTAATTTATCTACTAATGTAACTAACTTATTCATTGCAAGTCCAAATGAATTAATAGGACCACTTTGAATTTCTTTAGTTAAATCAGTAATCATTTTAGGTACACTACCTACAACTGTTTGTGTAGCAGATTTTAAACCTCGTGTAGCACTATCTTTAATAGTTTCTGCTAACTTTGTTATTTCTGCTTTTGCGTCTAAACCAGTATCAACTGTGGTATTTAACGGTGCTATATCTGATATGGATGCCATATGATTATCCTATGCTTGTGTCTTTCTTTTTAGGTGGTGCTTTTTTAACTCCACCACTATTAACATATAAACCAAACCAAGCAGCGCCTGCCCCAACAACTACTGACACAAATCCTGCTTGTGCGTTATTAGGTGCTGGTAATGCCATAAACCAATTCATTGTACTATAAAATGCGTAGCAATATAATAACATCATTGCTCTTGGAACAAATCTCCAATTAGATAAAACGTGAGGAATTTCATCTGTAAAAAACTCCCACACCATCTTAATGGTATCTATACCTGTCTGTTTTGCTTTTGTTATAGTTTCTTCTATCATTGTATTTTTCCCTTTGCGTTTTCTCTTTTCTTTCTCTCGTTTTCTTCTTTAATGTGATTTATCAATAACGAAACATACACATCTCTTTCCCACGGTATCATTGCCTCAATTTCTGTTAGCGAATACTTATGATGGTGCATAAGTGCAAAATTTACTTCAAAGATCGCCTCTAGGCTATTGTGGGAGAGGCCAATCCGAAAAAATCTTGTAACCCGCTGAAGGTGATCTCACTCTCAACTCCTGTCTTCGGGTTCTTCACTTTTGTTATGTGTCTTAATCTAGGCATAGACTCAAAGAATGCTGTTAAATTAGTAAAATTACTTTGAGATAAATTCTCAAAGAAACTTTGCAATTCTTCTGTCGTTGATTCTTTAGTAGGATAATTCTTTTCTCCTTCGTAAATGTAATCAACACAACCTATAATCAGTTTCATAACATCATCATATTTAAGTGATTTAATATTTGCTGTATTATATAACACTTTCATATTAGGATATTTCATAATAACACCTAATTTTCTTTTTTCATCTAAAACTACATCATTGGTATGCTTGTCATCAACTTGCACCTCAACTTTTGATATGTCAACCTCCACATCACCATAGGTTTTCTTATCATCTGGACATATAATTTTAAACTTCGCAATTTCTCCTACTGATTTTGCCCTAACTTGTAGGAAAATATATTCTACATCAAATGTAGGCAATTGCTCTACATCTAATTTGTTAAATGTAACTGACTTCAAAATATCTTTTGTTGCCTGTTGCATTTCGTTTTCTTCACCTGATTCAAGTGCCATAAACAATATCTTTTCTTCTTTTACAAGAAAAGGTCTATATTGTACCTTTACATCACTTGATGGTAATGTCAATTCATATCTTGGTGTTTCAACTATTGGTAAAGCCATAATAACTCCTTATTATTATATATTTAGGGGTGGTATTCTAAATGGTGGGAATACTCTTCCACCAGTTATTTTACCTAGAGGTACTCGTCTTCTTAAATCGTTAAGTACATCCCTACCTGCCCTTCGTAATTCAGGTGGTAGTTTATTAATTAAACCACCAAAAAGTCCTTTTTTGTTTTTAATCTCTGGCACCTTAAAGGTAGGACTGCCTAGTTCTATATTACCTTGTCTATCTATAAAGTAATTTATCCAATTTCTATATTGGAAATTTACGGTTACATTTTGTACCGTATTTGAATCGTGTGAATATGATACTGCCCCTATTGAAGATGGAAAAACATCTATTAATTGTACGCCGTAGGTTACATCATCACGCTCTTGTCTGCTTGCAAATTGTCCTAATTGAAATATGTTTAAGTTTGAAACATAATTATCATAGTAATTTACATTGTAAGATGATGTTGTATTCATTGCTGCCTTTTGCCACAATTCAAAATAACTTCTCTCTCTCATAAATTTATCCAAATAAAATGTTGCCTCAATATCTCCTGTTTTAAAATCATAAACAATTTTTCTTGCTGGTGCATTACCGTGTCTGACTTCTTTACTAACTATTTCTCTATCTGGCATACTAATTGCTGAACAAAATGCTCTAACTCGTCTGCCATTTGCATTTTGAACTGCTTGTAAATCTCCAAATGATGGAAAATGTTGTTTCTCATCCATTGCTGCTGATGAAACTCCAAAACCAGCGTCTGCACCTGTAATAGTAGAGTTCATTAAACCTTTAGGTAAATGAAACTCAGCATAGTATCTTGCCTTTCTAGCAAAACCTTCTGCCTCATTTACATATGCTTGAAAACGACCTAATGTACTTTCAGGATTACCACCTTGTGTTCTTTTTAATCTCTTATCACCTGTTATATTGTCTAGTGATCTATCTCTTGGAATACCAATACGGATATCGTGTCCGAATATTCGTTTGCCTCCCCTTAAAATTGCCATTAGTATGGTCTCCCTTTTCTAAATTGTGCTACTGGTAAATAAACTGATAACGCTGCCTCATCATATTCAACTCTTAAAAAACTAGACCTGACGTGATTCCACAAATATTTCTTTATCGTTTTACTAACCAATGGTATTCCTTTTACTCTATCATAACTGACATCAAATTTATTTTGTCTTGTTAATTCTCTACCTCTTATAGAAAATCTTTGTAATCTATCTAACAAAGCAAATCTAGCACCAGGTCTTAAATAATGAAAATTAATGCCTACAAATCCACCTGGTATTCTATCAATAGGTAATACAAGTGGAAATATATCATAATATGGTAATGTCTTTTTATATTTAGGGTCATAAAAGAACATATTTAAACGACCTATACTAGGTCTGCCATTTAGTTTACCAGACCTCATAAGTCTTCTAGCAGATACTCTATCTGCAATAGAAGCAACGGCATTTCTATACCAAGCGGCAGTTTTTTGAATACCACCTGCTTTATCTACTAATGGTTCTAATATACTAGGCATACGCTATATTTATAATGGAATTGGTAATTTGGCATAAAAAAAGGGCGCCATAGTTACCTATGGCACCCTTAAAGTATGTACTACCAAGAGAGAGAGTATTACTCGCTTTCTGCTAACTTACTAAAGTATGACATTGTATCGTCATCATCACTAGCAACTGGCGAGTTCTTCATACTTTTTGCTGAACCATTGGTTGCAGGCGGGAGGTCGGCAACGGCAACAGTTTCAGTTTTTCTAGCACCCGATAACACCCTATGAAGTTTCTCTTTGAGTTCCTCATAAGTTTTAAAATTATCTGCCGCTAAAAATGGTTTTAAAGCGTGTTGAGTTGACCAAACTGATTTGATCTTCTCATCACTATCAGCAAGTGCTGACACTCCTTCAAATTCGGACTTATCATAGTTCCAGTATCCATCAACTTTTCTAATTTTTAGTTTAAAGTTTGCACCTTTCCAAAAATCAAATGGGTTGATTGCTGCTTCGTCTTCAAAAGCAGGTTGCATTGATTCAGTAATCTTATCAAATATCTTTTTACCAAATCTGTATAAGAAAACTTTGCCTTCGTTCTCTGGATGTTTTGGATCCGTTATTACTAGAATATTTGAGTAATAAGATAATTTTCTTTTTCTCTTTCTAGCAATTTCTTTATCACTATCAACACCTGTATTCCAAAGTCTTGTGTTTTCTTCTGACACAGGATCTTTTTGATTTAATGTTGTTAATGAGTTCTCAATATACCAACCACCAGTTCCTTGGAAAGCGTGAGACCATACTCTTTGCCAAGGCAAGTCTTCGCCTGACACAGCAGGTAAAAATCTGATAACGGCATAACCGTTTCCAGTTTTATCTAACTCTGGTTTCCAAAATCTGTCGTCTTGGTATTTGTTTTTGTTTGATTGATCCTCAGGTTTGAGGTTCGTTTCTAGTGCCTTTGTTAATTTATCAAAGTTACTAGATGAAGATTTTAATGTTTCAAAATCCATATTCGTATTCTCCTTATTATATTTTTATATTCGTTGTATTTGTGTTACCTATTTAATCGGTATCATTATTATTTATACGAGATTTCTTCCACTTTTCATAATCATTTCGCCATTCCTTTGCTGACTTGCAAGGGTTGGGTAGAGATTTATTGATAAGATGTTCTCTTACCTTTTTACAAGTAGATTCTATCTTGTCTAATAATTTATATACAAATCCGTCTAACATATTATTACTAATATATCACCTTTTGAGCATTTTGTCAAGCGTAATATAATCTATGTAATTGATATTCTTCTCTCTTGCCCAATCGTCTGGTATTGTACTAATAGGGTCTTTACCTTCATCAGCGTGTGGATTTACCTTGTAGAAAGTGATGTATTGATTTTCTCTAATAAGTTCTAACCATTGTCTTATCCAATTGATACTAGGTGTCTTATGTGCCTCTTTTAAACCATAATGTTTGGTGTCTTTGTAGTAATTGTTTAAATTGTTATTTAAACTCTCTAAATCGTGTCCTATTAAAAATACTTCTTCAGGTTTAGTATCTAATACTGCAAAGTAACCTGAAGTAGGACCCGCTGCCCAACCTCTATCTCTATTGTTACCTTCTTTGGATTTCATATGGTCATTTACTGCTCTGACCTTATCACCTTCTTTAACCCAACTTACATTGATAGATGTATGATTAACTTTTTTCTTTTCTCTATTTTTATTCTTTTTTAATATCTCTATTACACCTGCTAAATTAGAACCGTGCATTACAAACTCTTTTGAATCACCTCGTTCATTGGAGGTAATTACATTTTCTTTTTTAATTAAATCGTAATCCTGGTCTGAATAATTTTGTCCTGCATATAATAATTGTTCATACATTTCTCCAGGCATTTTGTTCCAATCTCTAAACACACATTGATTATTTTGTGCATAACCTGAATTATATACTTCGTGCATTATACCCATATCAACTGCTGTGATTACATCTGGAGTAAAATCTCTATATAAGGCATTGCACCCATATATTTTACCGTGTGGTCTTAATGATTCTAAATCAAAATCTTTTCTACTCTCACCATTACCAATAACAAATACTCTTTTCATCTTTTTAAAATCTTTTCCATTGCCTCTATTATCTCTGGTATGGTCCAAGTGCCATTTATTTTTTTATCTAGTTCACCATCCATACTTTTTCCAAAACTCTCTAACTTTAGCATAATTTCTTTGAAAAGTTCCTGCTAATAATAATCTACTAATATTTTCTTCCTTATCATATTTAAGATCGTCTTTATGATTAACTTGTGTAAAATCAGGTTCTTCTTTTGGTATTAATATAAATTGTGCAAGTGGTGTTCCTGCTTTCAATGTAATATCTTCTTCATCATTTGTAGTATGCCACCACATAGGTATAGTTCCTACGGCAGCAAGTCCTAAATGAGGATCAAGCACACCTGACATTGTAGTAAATCTAAAATCATCTAGTAAATATGGATGTGTTTGTAATAGTTTATAACCTTTAGGTATTCTTGCCTTCCAAGGTAAATTAATTTTCAATATCTTTTTCATTGTATCTTTCGGCCAGTTATCAAAAAAAGGATAAAATGAGTGTGTCATATGTTTTGATACAATAGGTTGTTGTTGTGATTGAAAAGGTATTATCCAAGTTATATCTTCACCATTACCTATTGTTCTAATTCTTATGTCTTGGTGTAATCTCATTATCCAACCTGTATTATTCAACATTTGAAGTGCTGGACATTTTGCTGTATGTCTTTCATCATCAGGTTTCATTTCATTCATTTGTGGTGCTTCAGGCATTTCATAATCTTGTCTATGTTTTGCTGTAATAGAACCACCTGATTTCATATCTGCTACTGCCTTTTGTATCCAAGTGTGTTTGTGATCGGTCGCCTTTATAATAGGCATAACTTCTTCAACACCTGGTGCTGTTGCAATCCATTCCACTTTAGGTTTTTGATTGTACATTGTATATGGATTTACTGTATGTGTATCGTACTCTATCATTTTTTTACCTCATAAAAAGTATATTTAATTGTTAATTCTTCCCACGCTTTTATATCTCGTAAAGTAAATAATGTATATCTATCACCATCAGCGGACACCGTTTCTTTAACTTTTATACAGTTCGCTTCATCACTATGATTAATAAAACCTCCTAATGGAGTTCTTATAAGTTCATCATCAACAACTATATGTGTTAATCCTAAATCAATATTGCCTTCAATAAACTTTGTTGTAAACAATCCTTGACTATGAATACGAGATTTTGCTATTATTAATCCGTCTGGTAATGGTTTATACATTTACTATTATCTCTTTCATTATTAATTTACATTCTGTCATATTATAATTTATAAATGGTTTCAATTTGGTAATCGTATGTGCGATTTTAGGCCACACAACCCTTTCTTTAATTTGTTTATTCCAATTTTTGATAAACGATAAAACTTGGTCAAGCACAATGATGGTTTGGAAAGACGCTCTCCTTTGAATAAGTAAGCGTAAAAGTCTAGGATGTTGTCCGCTATTGCACCGAAAACCATCATCAAAAAGAATACGCTTGCTGCTAAAATCATTAACAAGGTTAACAATATCGTTTCTAAAATGGTATATAAAATTGTCTTTAACTCTTTTATAATTAAGATATGTTTCTCTTCCATCATTTTGTAATAAATTTCCTATCCATTTCTTATCACTCTCACAAAAATTAGCAACAAAGAAATCAAGTATTTCATCTTTATTATATTTAGTGCTGAGTTTATGAAAGAAATATCTATCATTTCGTTTTGTAAATGTTTCAAGTTTACAATTTACCTTTCCATCATAGTCAAAATAATTATAATTGGTAGTAAAATGTAATTTAACTGCCAAATATACTTTAAATACATCAAAACCTCCATACATTAATGCCAACCGTCCGTATTCACTGGATATTCAGCATCCTTATCCAAATACTTATCATACCACAAACTACCTATTGCTATAAAAATACCAAATCCTATAATACCCCATAGACCTTTGTCTGGTTCTACAAATAATAAATGATTTAATACTTCAACACCATTCATACCTTCTAATGGATTTACCTTCTCAGCATTTTGCAATAGTTTATCAAAAAATTCATCCATTGCTTTTAGTTCACTCATTATAATATTATTCCTATTAATATACCGATTACTATTCCTTCACACCAAAATGCCCACCTATGTGAACCTCTTGCTGTGTGTTTACTTATAAATTCTTTGGTCCACTCATTATACATTTTAACTCCTCTAAAGATTTCATCAACGGATGTTTTAAAGCTGTTTTGTTAGTCATTTTTGGTATTGCCTTTAAAAATTTAGGATATTCTTTATTTAATTTCTTAATTATTGTTTTATATTCTTTTACGCTTCTTACATAATATTTCTTATTGGTCAATTTTTCTGTTATGTTCATACAGGTAATGTTCCACCTTTTTTCTCTTTCAACATCTTCAAGTTGATTGCTTCTGCTTTGATTTTTTCTTTTAATGATTTGTTGACCATTGAATTGATAGTGCCAACATCTATATCGTTTAATTTACAGTAGTCTATTACAGCATCCATATAAGGCATTCTCTTTTCTTTAACCATTGCCTCAATCTTTAAACTAAATTCTTTACTGTTCATAATTATACTATAACATATTTTATTAAGCAAGTCAAGGGTGTCGTGTGGTTACTCACGCTAGCTTTCACCACACTTCGGCGCCCACCTAACAGCAGTTAGGTATTCTCTAATTCAATGCCTGTTTCTGTTGCGAGGTACAGGCGAACCCCAAGCAGTTATTATGCTGCTAGTGCGTAACTTTCGTTAGCATTTATAGTTTGACATTACGGTGTCAGCGATTTAACTCCAGTAAATTTTAGTAGCAGTCGAATCTAACTCACCCCCTTAAAGCACACTATAATGTGTTTTGAATTGGTGGAGGTGGAGGGAATCGCACCCTCGTCCTCACTAGTTATTATTTTACCTTCAACATTAAATTCATTAATTCTTATTCATCAAATTTTGGTTCATTGTTAAATCAAATGTTCTAAACAATATACAAGTTTGTTGTGGTTTATCTGGTGTCTGTACTGAAGCAAATGTTTCTCCTTTGTCATTCATCCAATACATAATCATATAAACAATCTCACCATCTGGTTTGCCACCTTTTCTGCCATAACTGACATTAAGTGGCATAAAATTTTTATCTGTTGCCCACCTTTTAATTTCATCAGAAGTTGAACAGACAGCAGGTAATTGTTCCCACCAAAAATTGTACTGTTTTGTTTCTGTAGCATAAACAATGCTAGTTAAAAATAGTGTTATAATGAGTATTAATTTTTTCATACTTGTCCTTATTAGGTCGCAAGTATAAATTTAATTCACATTATTATTTTAGGTCGTACTTTTGACTTTATCTTTGTTAAGTTCTTCGTAATATTTATAAAAATCTTCTATTGCTTTGCCCAAAGATTCTTCATAATCTTTTCTATTTTTTTTATAACAAGCAACAGAACCATCTTCACCAGCAAGTAATATGACAATTTGTTCTATGGGTTTTTTGAATATCTCTCCATACATAATTGCATAGGCAGTACATTGTAAAAAGTAGTTATCTATCCAACTTTCTTGTCGTTCTTTGTTTGCTGTTTTGAAATCTATTACGGATAATTTACCATTATATTCGGCAACACAATCTACTTGACCTGCAATGGTCAATTTGTGTGAATACATTATTGTTTCTAGTAAATGAATATTATTGATTTGATCTACATAAGGTTTTAATAATTTAAATAGACCTAATGGCAATACACTTCTCTCACTAGGTGTTTCACTTTTAAGATACTGTTCTATTAATGTATGAGTCGCTTTACCTCGTCTGGCCGCTCTACCCATTTCCCAATTAGCAGCGCCTTCACCTACTGACTCTCGCCACTTAATTAGTCCTTCTTTTTTTCTGATATTTAATACAGTTGTGATAGACGGATAGTTCTTGCCATCAATTTCGTAAAATCTATGACCGTCTATTCGTCTACCTTTTGTATCTGGTAATAAGTCTTTATTAACTTCTATAAATTTAAATTTACTCATAATATACTAATATAACATTATATTGGCAATAAGTCAAGCGTCAAATAGACCTATGGAGCATATAATGATCCGTAAGTTTCTTTCGCTCTTCTAATCTCTCATTATTAAGAGTATCAACCTCTCAACTAGGGTCGTATGGTTCATATAAAGTCTTGCCATCACTATTTCTGTATGCTCTCAATATTTGTTTTCTATTGTCTTCAGCATTCTTATATGAACAATGGATCCACCCACTATTAGGTTCATCCGTATTATGGTATTCCAATATCAATTGGTCAAAATCTAAATGATCTATGATATACTTTGCTAAGTCAGCATTAGGGATAGAAAATATTTCAAAATCCGCCGCCTGTCCTTTGGCGTGCTGTGATTTTAAACTTGATCCTATCTTAACACATAACTCTGGAGACCTGTACCCACTT